GTGCCGCGCGAACGCTTCGAAACCGCTGCCAGTAGGGTGGCGGTTGGCGGGGCCTCCGGGCGATTCTCGGGCATGGGAGCACGTGGCACGAAACCGAAGGACAACGCCGCCGGCGATGTTTCCGGGGTGCTGTCAGCCCTGTCGGCGACGCCGCCGGAACTGAGGGGTGGTGCGGTGGCGGAGGAGGAGTGGAAACGCATCGTGGCGGAGCTGCGCAAGCTGGGGTTCATCACGTCGATCAATCGGCAGTCCCTGGTGAACTACTGCGAGGCGTTCGCGCTGGCGCAACTGGCGCTCGACGAACTGCACATTGAGGGCATCACCCTGCACGGCGAGACCGGGAACAAGTACATGCACCCGGCGATGGCGGTTTGGTCGAACGCCCGGGCGACCATGGAGAAGGAGGCGAAGAACCTCGGCATGACGCCGCTGGCGCTGCAATCGATCCGCTCGCAGAAGCCGACCAAGGGCAAGCCCGCGGCGAATGCCGAGCCGAAGCCGTCCGACTTCCTCACCTGATGCCGGCGAAGGGGAAAACCAAGCCCGCGGCGAAGGGGAAGGCCAGGGCCGCGCCACGCGGCGAGCACATCGCGGAAACCTACGCCCGCGAGGTGATCGACGGCACGCGGCCGGCGTGCAAGTGGATCAAGCTGGCCTGCGAGCGGTTCCTCCGCGACCTGGAGCGCGACGACATCGTTTTCGACGTGCCAGCGGCGGATCGTGTGATCCGCTTCATCGAGACGTTCCGGCACTACAAGGGCGAGTTCGCCGGCCGGCGGATGAAAATGGAGCCGTGGCAAAAGTTCGTCGTCGCGAACATTTTCGGCTGGAAGCGGAAGGAAGACGGCCGCCGGCGCTTCAAATACGCGCACATCGAGGTGCCGCGAAAGAACGGGAAAACCCTGCTGGCGGCGGGCATCGCGAATTACCTGCTTTGCGCGGACGGCGAGGCCGGCGCGGAGGTCTACTGTGCCGCCACGAAGAAGGACCAGGCCATGATCATGTGGCGGGATTCCCGGGTGTTGATCGACAAATGCGGCGATCCGGATTTCCGCGCGGCGTTTGAAATCAAGCGCAACCCGGCCGTGATCGAGTATGGCGCGGCGGAGGCGTTCCTAAAGCCGCTGGGCCGCGACTCGGATGGCGAGACGACGGACGGGCTCAACCCGCACGGCATCATTGGCGACGAAATCCACGCGTGGCCGTCGCTCGGGTTCTGGAACGTGCTGAACTCGGCGCTGGGTGCCCGGTCGCAGCCGCTGTTCTTCATGATCACGACGGCCGGGCACAACCTGGAGAGCGTCGGGCGGAAGCAGCGGAAGATCCTTGAACGCATTCTGGAGGGGGCGGACGGCGGCGAAGGCGACGACTATTTCGGCGTCATTTACACGATCGACGAGGGCGACAACGAGGAAGACCCGGCGACCTGGGCGAAAGCCAATCCGCTTTTCGGCATCACGGTCGATGAGCGGAAATTCCGCTCCCAGCTCGCCTTGGCGAAATCGGATCCGGCCATCATGCGCGAGCTGCGCACGAAGTGGCTGAACATCTGGATCAACCAGGCCAGCACGTGGCTCGATTCCGACAAGTGGAAGAAGTGCTCGCTACCGTTCGACCCGTCGAGGCTCGACGGCCTCCGCTGCTACGGCGGGCTGGACTTGTCCCTTACGCGTGACCTTTCCGCCTGTGTGCTGGCGTTCCCTCCTCAGGACTGGCTGGAGCGCTGGACGTTGCTTTGCCGGTTCTGGTGCCCGGCGGACGACATCACCGTCCGCAGCCGGCGGGATAAGGTGCCATACCAAACGTGGGCGGAACACGGGTTCATCACGCCGACGCCGGGCGAGGTGACGGACCACGAATACATCCGGGCCTCGATCCTAGCCGATCACGAGCGCTACGATCTGCGGGCCGTGGCCTTCGACCGCGCCTATTCGCAACACATCGTCGGGCCGCTCATCGATGCCGGCGTGAACATGATGAGCATGAGCCAGGGCGTTATGACGATTTCCCCCTACGCCAAGGAGCTGGAAAAGATGGTGATCGAGGCAACGAAGCTGAACCACTTCGGCCACCCTGTCCTCACCTGGTGCGCGGGGAACTGCTGCGTCGAGACGGACGCGAACGGCAACATCAAGCCGAGCAAGAAGAAGAGCGAGGAACGGATTGACGGAATCGTTGCCGCCATCATGTCCCTAGCCGTTGGCATCGAATCCGAATACGATGGTAACGGCTGGGATGACCCGGATTGCGGAGTGACAAAGGTTAACTGATGGCTCGAACTGTTTCGAAATCCTCTATTTCTAATTCGAATTTATTTGGGGATTCTTTCGCTATGGATAAAATCACATCGGACTTTCTCCCGGCGAGCCATGATTTAACTAGATCGATTTCCTTTTTGCTCGATCGGCATCCGAATATAATTCTTGTTAGCATCTTTCCCTCGAAGTTGACTAATCCTTCTCCGACTTCTCGGCGGAAGATTCTAAATTCTTGCTCGTGTGCCCATTCATGCGATTTCGCGAATATTGTATTAAATACAATCTCGGGTTTTCCGTATAATCTGATGTAGTTGAGTTCGGGGGGTGTCTCGTGGTAATCAATGTGACGAAATACTACTTTATTGCCGTATACCGTGTCTGAGCCTGGCTCCTTGCATGGAATTCCACAGGGAATTTCATAGTTGTTGAATTGGAATTCGATCGCTACTCCTTTATGTGAGTCTGCATAATAAGAGAACATTGGGATGGAATTGGATTTGCGGGATAGGCACAAAACACTTGATTTGTGAAAATTCTTATGTCGGGTTTTTTCTCCGACCGAAGCAGCTATGCTGGGGTTTGATTTGATCGCGTCGAGTTGAAGTATGTGGCTGAGGTCTGGGGCTTCTTTTTTAAGTATATTTAAATACCATTGCAGTTCCGCATCGGTGCAATCGTCGATGTGTAATTTCAAATTGCAGTCGTAAGGATCATTGAAGCTGGACGGCTTGGCATACCATAATTGCGATTTTTCAATTATGCACCTAGTGGAATAATTGGGTTCACCCGGTTTGTCCCAGAGTGGGCGATATTTATAGTAATTATTTGGTGTCATTTGAGCCAGTAATGCAAACGCAATGCTGGGGACGAAACGCTCAACTTTGAAGTGCAAAGTGCACGCAGCTGAAACGGCTCATGTGAATCGGCTGAACATGAGTCTGGAACGCCTGACAACCAGCAACGGCATCTGAATTTTCGCACTGTGGCGTTGAAGATTTTCGGCATTTCCATCGGTCGGCACCGGAACGCGGTGACAGCGGAGCCGGCGGCGGATCAACCGCAGCCGCTCGGGGCGGTCACGGCGGAGCATTGGCACCGGTTGTTCGGCGGCGATGAGGCGACGGCGGAGCGGATCGCGGCGGTCTACGCCTGCGTTTACGTGATCGCCTCGACCATCGCGGCAATGCCGCTCCAGCTCTACCGGAAACAGGGCGAGACCCGGTCGCGCGAGCACGATCACCCCTTGGCGAAGTTCCTGCGCGGCACGCCGAACGGGGCGATGACGTGGACGCAGCTCCGCGAGGCGCTGCTTTACCGGCTGGTCCTGCGCGGGAACTCCTACACCCGGAATTTCTGGAAAGGCGGCGTTCTGGATGAGGTGTTTCCGCTGCCGGGAAGCGTCGTCACGCCGAAGTTTTCGACCGCGCGCCGGTCGGTTTACGCGATTGGGGAGAACTCGTTTCACGTCCCTGCCGGGCTGTTCGGCCAGGCGGACGTGGCCCATTTCAAGGGGCTTTCGTGCGACGGTTTGCAGGGGATTTCACCGATCGAGCATTGCCGGATCACGATGCAATCCGGCGTCGCGCTGGCGCAGCACGGCCTGACGACGGCGGAAAAGGGCGCTCCGCTGCGTGGCGTCATCACCAACGCGCCGCCGTTCAAGAACCCGGAGCAAGCGAAGGAAGTGCGCGGCCGGTGGCGGGATGCCTTCCGGGAGGCGACGGAAAGCGGCGGCGTTTCGATCCTCGAAGGCGATCTGAAGTTCCAACCGGTTTCCATGTCCATGCGGGATGCCGAGTTCATCGCGCAAATGCGCTTTTCGGTGGAGGAAATCGCCCGGATTTTCAACGTGCCGCCGCACAAAATCCAGATGCTGGAGCGCGCGACGTTCAACAACATCGAGCACCTGTCGCGGGAGTTCTACACGTCCGCGCTGCAACCGTGGATCGTCCGCATCGAAGCGACGATGAACGCCACGTGGCTGACCGCCGGCGACCGGGCGGCCGGCTACTACCTCCGCCACAACGCGGACGGGCTGCTGCGCGGCGACCTCAAGACCCGTTCGGAGAGTTACGCGAAGCAAATCAGCTCCGGCATCATGACGCCGAACGAGGCGCGCCAGCTCGAAGAGCGCGAGCCGATGGCCGGCGGCGACCAACTGTTTTTCCCGATCAACCACGCGCCGCTTGGCGCTGACACGACCGATCCGAATCCATGAAAACCGACCAGATTTTCGAGCTTCTGCAAAACCGGAAGCACCCGAAGAATGCGAAGCCGCGCGAGTTCTACAACATCGCCGAGGGCGACGGGAAACGCGCGTCGCTCTACCTCTACGACGCCATTTCGTGGTGGTCCTACAACGACGCGCAGACGTTCCGGCAGCGGCTGGACGCGCTCGACGCGGAGGTGATCGACCTTCACATCAATTCGCCGGGCGGTTCGGTGTTCGAGGGCGTGGCGATCTACAACCTGCTTTTGGCGCACCCGGCGAAAATCGTGGTTCACGTGGACGGCCTCGCCGCCTCGATCGCGTCGGTGATCATGCTGGCCGGCGACGAAATCCACATCGCGGAAAACGCCATGGTGATGATCCACAATCCGAGCGCGTGGACGGAGGGCGGCGCGGAGGACTTCCGGCGCATGGCCGCCTCCCTCGACGCGGTGAAGGAATCGATCCTGAACACCTACGAGAGCCGGACCAGCATGGAGCGGACAGCGCTTGCCGCGGCGATGGACGCGGAAACGTGGTATGGCGCGGATGAAGCGGTGACGAACGGCTTCGCCTCGAAGAAGGTGGCCGCGCAGAAGCTCGCCGCGAAGTGGGACGCCGCCGACTTCACCGAGCTGCCGGAGAACGCGAAGCGCTTCGGCAAGGGCGCGCCGGCGATGAATCACGCCCCGGAACCGCCGCAGGCACCGGAGACGGTAGGCACCGCGGCCGATGTGGCCGCGGCCCGCGCCCGGGCGGAACAACTCCTGAAACTCCATGCAAACGCGTGATCTTGTCGCCCGGCTGATCGCCGAAGGGGAAAACAAGGGGCTGAGCGCGGAAGCGCTCGCCCTGTGCGAGGTGGCCGACGCCGTCCGTGACCTCACGCGGGCGGTGCGCGCCAGCGAGGGCGAACCCGAAGAAGACGCAACGCTCGACTGATGAACCCCGGACTGTTGGACACGCGATTGATCCACGAGCGGCGAAGCACTGCCCGCGGCTTGGATGGCAGCGTCTCGACCGCGTGGGATGAACTTGGCGGCACCTGGGCGCGCCGGATGCGCCCGCGTGGCGGCACGTCGAGCGGCGACGCGGCGAAGGACCAGGAGCGGAGGACGATCGTTTTCCGTGTCCGCTCGCAGCCGTTCCTTTCCCGCTACGTCAATGGCGATCGCTTCCGCGAACCACCGGCGAACAACCTGCCGCCGGCGGTGTGGCGTGTGATCGCCTGGACGGAGGCGGACGGCATGCGCGGGTCCTACGTCGATGTGACGTGTGAGGCGTGGTTAATTTGATTTTTTCATAAAGTAAACACATGCGTTGCGCGCTATTTGTTTGATTGATCAATAATTGATCTAGCAAAAAAATGAATTTTTGTAATGGTTGTGTCGTTTCGTTTTGCATGGTTGTTTTGTGAGTTCCTGGTTGTTAAAAGCTAACAATATTTAAATATGAGCAAAAACATCAGAATTGTCCTGCTTTTGTCTCTGGTTTCGATATCGCCATGCACGATTGGCTGTCATCGTCCTCATCCTCCGGAGTCCCGTTTTTTTTCGCCAGTATATAACGAAGGGGATCCTGGAAGGGGAATCGGAGGCTACGATTTGAAGAGCGGAGCCGACCAGTCATTCGCCTTCGATTACAATCATGCCGGCAAGCTCGACCACATCGCGCTGTATCGTCCGGGAACGGGCACCTTTTGGATTCTTGAAAATAAGAACGGGGTCTTTAGCCCTGTTTACCACCAGGGAGACCCCGGAAACGGTATCGGAGGCTACGATTTGAAGAGCGGAGCCGACCAGTCATTCGCCTTCGATTACAATCATACCGGCAAGCTCGACCACATCGCGCTGTATCGTCCGGGAACGGGCACTTTTTGGATTCTAGAAAACAAGAACGGGGTCTTTAGCCCTGTTTACCACCAGGGAGACCCCGGAAACGGTATCGGAGGCTACGATTTGAAGAGCCGAGCCGACCGAGCATTTGCCTTCGACTTCAATCATACCGGAAAGCTCGATCACATCGCGCTGTATCGTCCGGGAACGGGCACTTTTTGGATCTTGCAAGAGCGGAAAGAGTAGACAGAGGCGTAAGGAAAATCTTGGTAACGCTTGCTGTCTGGCTTGTGCCCCGGTCGAACGCGCCGAACGCGGGCCGGGGCTCATGGCGTATGCCGCGCGAGTGCGGCATACCATTGGAGCCATGGACCGAAACGATTTGCTTCGCAAAAAGACGGCTCTGAAGAACGAGCTTCAGCCGATCCTCAACCAGTATCACGCCTTCCTCGCCAAGATCAAAAACGACAAGGGCGAGGACCGGGCTTTCACCGCTGAAGAGCACGCCGAGTCCGCGAAGATGGGCGCGGAAATCGAGCGACTCAACGCCAGCCTGAACAGCGTGGAAGCGGCCCTGAAGGCGCACGACGCTTGCGACCGTGCCGACCGCGAGACCGCCGAAGACCTCAACCTGCGCAACGTCTCCGACCTGCCGCACGCTTCGGACGAATACCGCGAGCGCTTCCACAACGCGATCAACCACGGTTTCCGCGGCGACCTGCTCAACGAGCTTGCGACCATGGTCGGCACCGCCGACCGCTTCCAGAACCTGACCGGCACGGCCCCGTCCACCGGTGCGGTGCTGATTCCGACCGAACTGGAAAAGGCGATCTACATGGAAGCGGCGTCCAACTCGCCGCTGCTGATGATCTCCGGCCGCATCAACTTGTCCGGCCGCATCAACTCGCTGCCGTTCATCGCGGACGGCGGCATCATGGCTCCGCGCGAAGAGGGCGAAGCCTACGTGCTCAGCGAACCTGCGCTGACCGGCAAGACGCTGAAGATTTTCAACTTCGGCAAGTTCTTCCCGGTGGCGAACGAACTGATGCAGGACGCGCCGGCGCTGGAGGCGACCTTCGCCGAGTTGTTCGGCCGCAGCTTCGCCGAGACCGTCGAGGAATACGGCCTGAACGGCGCGGCCGGTCAAACTGGCTTCACCAACATGGCGGGCAACCCCGTCACCCTGACGCTGGCGAACAAGGTGCCGACCGGCATCCTTCAGGAAACCACGGACAACGTGGCGGAACTCGTCACCGCGGCTTCCTTGGCGGTCGGCGTCGATGACCTTCTGAAACTGCCGTTTGAAGTGGTCGCCGCCGCGCAGAACAACGCCGCGTGGATGGCGTCCAAGGAGTTTCTTCAGGCCGTTCTCCTGCTCAAGGACACGACCGGCCGCCCGATCTGGATGCCGTCGCTCGCCGCCGGCCAGCCGTCCACGTTGCTGGGCGCGCCGCTGCATCGTTCCGATCGCCTCGGCACGATCACCGCGGGCAAGTTCCCGGCGGTCTACGGCAACTTCGATTCCGGTCACAAGATCGCGCTCCGCAAGGGGCTCACGATCTCCAAGAGCGAACACTTCCTGTTCGGGAACAACATGACCGCCATCAAGGGGGACGTGCGTTTCGGGGCGCTGGTGACGCTCAAGAAGTATCTCGCGCGCCTGAAGGTGAAGGCGTGATTTGCGTAGGCATGACGGGGGCTGGCTGGCTTCGGCCGGCCAGCCCTTTTCCCTTCCAATCCTAAAACGACATGGCCAAACGAGCCCCCAAACCCGCCGACGAAGCGCCGGTGCAATCTCCCGCTGCCGACACGCCAGCGAATCCCGCGCCGCAGGAAACCGGCGAGCAAGACGCCGCCCAGGAGGAATCCGGCGAGGGCGACGACGATCCTCCCGGGGAAACCGAACCGCCCGCCGATCCGGGAGACTCCGAGCCTCCTGCACCGCCTGCACCTTCGGTGCCTTCTACGGACGAACCGAAGGAGGAAGCGTCGGCGAACCCGGTGCCGCAGTTCATCACCCCGACCGTGGCCGCCGGCTACTTTGGCCACCCGCACGCCTGACCCATGGCAAAGCCCGTCCTCGATCTGACCTTGGTCAAACAGCACCTGCGCGTGGAGCATGATCTCGACGACGTGTTGATTGCTCATTTCGCCGCGGCGGCGGTCGATCACGTCTTGAATGTGATCGGCCTTGCCGGCGAGCTGGAAGGCAACCGGGAGCACGAGGCGCGGACGACGCGCTTCCGAATCCGCTGCATTCCGGTGCAGTCCGTGAAGAAGGTCGAGCGGCGGGACGGCGATACCTGGGCGCTGGTACCGGAATCGGAGTGGAATCTTTCCGGCAACCACGATCTCGGCTACGTCCTCGACATCGCCGGTCCGGTCGCCCTGCACCGCATCACGCTGGAATACGGTTTCGAGGGCGGGACGATGCCGCCGGCGCTGAAATTGGCGGCGTTGTTCCTCGTCTCGCACTACTACGAGAACCGCGGGGCGGTGGCCGTAGGGTCGGGCGTGGCGGCCGTCGAGCTGCCGCTCGGGGTGAAATCGTTGCTCGATCCGTGGCGGAACCTCTTTTTCGCATGATCCGATGGCCGGCGTCCGATTCGAGGTGAAGGGATTGAAGGAACTCGCCAAGCGGGCGAACCGCCTGGACGCGGCCCTTCGGCGCAAGGTTTACAACCGGGCGATGAAGGAAGGCGGCCAGGTCATCAAGGCGAAGGCGAATTCGCTGGTGCCGGTGAAGACCGGGACCACGAAGCGCAGCCTCGTCGTGCGATCGAGCACGAAGGCGTCGAAAGGGCTCTACGGCATCAAGATCACCGTGCGCGGTCCGGCGCTGGCGTCGCAACGCGTGGCGCACCGCAAGGGCAACAAGAGCAAGGAATATCACCCCGACGCGGTGGAGCGCTACTACCGCTTCCAGGAACTCGGCACGAAGTATCACCGCGCGAAGCCGTTCCTGAAGCCCGCCTTGGAAAGCGCCGCGCCGGCAGCGCTGGAGGCCGTGAAAGAAGCGCTCGCCGCCGGCATCGAGCAAGCATTGCGAAGCTGACCTTTTTCCATGAACCCGGAACTCTTTCTCAACTGGATGTTCGCCGAGCTGTCCGGCAACGAATCTCTGTCCGATCTCGTGGCCGACCGCATTTTCCCCGATGCGGCACCGGGCGGCACGGCGAACCCGTGCGTGGTCTATCAGTTCCTGCCGGAGGAGTTCGAGGACGTGCTCGACTCCGGTGCGGTGGGCGATGGCGCGTTCGCGGTGCAATTTCGGTGCTACGGATCGACCCGCAAGGATGCCAATGCCGTGCGGGAGGCGATCCGCCAAGCGTTCCAGAATCGAGCCCCGGAGGCGATCACAGAGGTGCTCCGCATGACCGGCACGCGTTGGTCGGACGCGGAATACACCTTTGACCGCGAGACGGAGGATTACGGGTCGCTCGCCGTGGTAGCGTTCTATCTCGGTGGGTGATGGAAATGGACCTCCTCGGGATCACGTCTTGCGAGGATTGGCTGGTTGGGGTTAAGGATTAGGGATGAAAGCGCTGCTTGCCGCGGTTTTCCTCGTCCTTTCCGTGCCCGCTTTCTCAGGTGTTCCACCGCAAAAGCTGGCCCTGAGAAATGGGCGGACGTTTGAAGGCGTGACTTCGGCGGAAATGGACGGCGACAAACTGCGAGTCGTGCACGCGGGTGGCGTGAGCCGGATTGCCGCAGGAGATTTGACTCCAGAATCGCAAAAGTCGATTGGCCTTGAGCCGACTGATGAGGCGAAGGCGGGCATTCAGAAGCTGGCCAGAGTGGAAACGACCGATGGAAAAATTTACGAAGGTGTTTCAGGCGTGAAGGTCACACCAAGCGGGATTTCGTTCGTGTATTCCGGCGGGGCAACCAGTGTGAAATTTGAGAGGTTGCCGGATGACGTGAAAAAGGCTTGCGGGTATGACCGCGAGAAATCTGAGGCATACGAGCGCAAAAAAGCGGAAGAAGAAACAGCCCTCGCTATCGCTCAAGCGAATGCTGATGCGAAAGCGATACTTGCGGCACAAAGGAAGCGTTCCGCCGAGAAAGAACGGCAGATCCAGATGATGCTTCAATACACGGAAAAAGATCCGTGGGACTACTGGTCGATGTCGCGCCGAGAACGACAGTTTTATGATGCCGTGAGGGCGCGAGCGATCCGGGACATCCGCTCGGAGTGATGCGCCGAACGCTTCGAACGCTTCCGGCAGCCCCTCGCGAGGCGAAACCGCCGGCGGCAGGGTGACGGCATGCACGAGGGCGGATTGACGATCTACAAGGGCGAGAGCTTCGCGCTGGCGCTGGAATGCCTGAAGCTCGAAGAGACGCCCGTCGATCTGACGGGATGCACGATTCGTTCCCACATCCGGGCGACGCCGAAAGGTCCACTGGTGTGCGACCTCGCGCCGACGATCACGGACGCGGAAGCGGGGAAAGTGGCCATCCACCTTTCGCCTCAGCGTACGCACGCGCTGGCCGCCGGCGAATACGTGTGGGACGTGCTCGCCCAATACCCGAACGGCGAAGTGGTTCACATCGTCCCCACGGAGCCGATCACGGTCGAAGGCCGCGCCACGAAGTTCAACCAGCCGCTCTGAGCCATGGACCCGCTGATTCGTGTTGTGAAAATGACGGTCGGGAATCCCGACGCCGTTGTGCCGTTCGTCCGCGTGGTGCGGATGGCGATCGGTCCGCAGGGATTGCCAGGCGAAACCGGCCCGCAGGGACCGCAGGGCGTCCAAGGAGTCCAGGGACCGCAAGGCAACGTCGGCCCTCAGGGACCACAAGGGGCGACCGGTCCGCAGGGGCCGCAAGGGGCGACCGGACCGCAAGGGCCGCAAGGGGCGATCGGGCCGCAGGGTCCACAGGGCGCGACCGGTGCTCAAGGGCCGCAAGGTCCAACGGGACCGACCGGCCCGGCGGTGGCGGACGGCGACAAGGGAGACATCACGGTTTCCGGCAGCGGCACCGCCTGGACGATCGACGCCGGGGCGGTGACAACC